CTCGGTCACTGAAGTCGATGTCAACGTCAGAATGGATTGAAGCCGAACGGTTGCGACAGATCAAGAAGTGGGAAGCGCAAAACCGTAGGTAATTAAATCATGTCTAACTCGATTTTAACAATCGACATGATTACTCGCAAGGCTCTTGAGATCCTTGAGAATAGTCTTGTCCTCACGCGCACTGTAAACCGTCAGTATGACGACTCTTTCGCTGTAGAAGGCGCTAAGATCGGCTCGACCCTTCGCATCCGTCTTCCTGACCGCGCATTGGTCACGGACGGCGCTGCCCTTCAGGTTCAGGACGACAACGAGCAATACACCACGCTCACTGTTTCCAGCCAGAAGCACATCGGCGTGAACTTCACGACCGCCGAACTCACGATGCAGTTGGACGACTTCGCTGAACGTGTTCTGAAGCCTCGTATTTCGCAGCTCGCGTCTTCTATCGACGCCGACGTTGCAAACAGCTTCAAATACATCGGCAACTCGGTCGGCACCCCAGGCACCACGCCTGCTACGTCGCTCGTTTTGTTGCAAGCTCAACAGAAGCTCAACGAGAACGCTGCGGTTATGAGCCCACGTTATGCCACTGTTAACCCAGCCGCTAACGCTGCGTTAATCGAAGGCATGAAAGGTCTGTTCAACCCTGTTTCAGCTATCTCGAAGCAGTTCAAGAACGGCATGTTTGGTGAAGGCATCCTCGGCTACGACGAGCTGAATATGTCTCAGTCAATCAAGCAGTTCACGACCGGCTCACGCGCTGGCACCGTAACTGTCAATGCGACTGTCACGACCGAAGGTTCAACGACTGTTGTTCTGACGGGTCTTACGACCACGACGATCAAAGCTGGCGACGTGTTCACCATCGCTGACGTGTATGCTGTCAACCCACAGACCCGTGAGTCAACCGGCTCGCTGTATCAGTTCGTAGCTCTTGCTGACGTTACGGCGTCAACGACTGCTTCGGTTACTGTTCCTGCGATGTATTCGGCTTCTCAGGCTCTTGCTACGGTTGACGCTCTGCCAGTATCTGGCAAAGCGGTCACGTTCCTTGGCGCTGCCTCAACGCAGTATCCACAGAACTTGATCTATCATCGTGACGCGATCAGCTTCGCTACCGCCGATCTTCTGCTTCCGCAGGGTGTCGATATGGCAAGCCGTCAAGTCCACAATGGCATTTCGCTCCGCGTTGTTCGTCAGTATGACATCAACAATGATCGTCTGCCTTGCCGTATTGACGTGCTCTATGGCTACAGCGTGATTCGTCCGCAGATGGCCGTTCGCCTTTGGGGTTAAGTAAAAGGGGGCTAAAGCCCCCTTGTTCACCTATTATTGGAGTTTAATCCATGACTACAACTGCAAATGCGGCTTACCCGCTTGAGACGTTTGGCCCTTACGGCGCGCTTCCGAACGGCGAAGGTGGCTACCAGGTAGGTGACGGCAATCTGTCCGGCACCAATTTCATCAACACGCCAACCCCTGCGGCTATCCCCGCGGGCGCGGCTACGCTTACGGCTGCACAGGTCGTTGGTGGATTGATTCTTGGCAGCCCAGGCGCTTCAGCGGCAGCTTATACGCTTCCGACTGTTGCTAATCTTGAAGCCGAACTTATAGCGGTCGTTAAAGTTGGCGCAACCTTCGACTTCTCGATCATCAACGTCGATGGTTCCAGCTCTGGCGTTATCACTGTGACGACAAACACGGGTTGGTCAATCGGCACTTCTGGCAGTCAGGGTCTGATGACCATTGCGGCTGTTGCTGGAACGACACAGCGCTATCGCGCTCGTAAGACCAGTGCTACCACTTGGGCGCTTTACCGCATCTCGTAATAAAGGATAAAGGCAATGCCAAACACAAAACCTGTAGGTGTTGCCTTTTCTGATCCCGAACTCGTAAGTGGCACAACCATTACGGGCGCGACGATCAGCGGAGGCACTATCTCGGCTCCTACGATTACCGGCGCGACTCTGACGACAGCTACTGTCTCAGGCACGTTTACCTCGACGGCTACTACCGGCCCTGTTGTTGCTAACGCAACGGCTGGTCTGTATTTCCTGACTACTGCTATTACGGCTGGAACGACCACCACGACTGCCCCTGCGGGATCGTTGGCAACAACGACTAACGCTACGGGCGCTGGTAAACTGTTCACGTCAGTTGCGGGTAAATGGGAATTTCCAGTTCTCACCTAATTAAAATCGGCGGGCTACGGCCCGCCAATTAATAGAAAGCTACATATGGCTGTTATTTATTTGAAACACCCCGAACATGGGGTTAAAGTGGCGTGTCTCGACCTAGAGGCCGAAGCCGATATTGAGAACGGCTGGGAGAGGTTCGACCCAAATGACGACATATTCGTGTTACGATCAGATCGTGGGAGCGTTGAGGCTCCTCGGAGTGTTAGCCGAAGGCGAAACGCCCTCGTCAGAGACAGCGAATGACGCGCTATTTGCTCTGAATCAAATGATCGACAGTTGGAATACCGAACGACTGTCGGTGTTCTCAACTCAGGATCAGACCTTTCTTTGGCCCGCAGGCGAGAAAAACCGCACGCTAGGCCCGACCGGCGACTTCGTGGGCGAGCGCCCTGTATTGCTGGACGACTCTACCTACTTCCGCGACCCGCAGACCAACGTGTCTTACGGCATTAAATTTATCAATCAGCAACAATATAACGGCATTGCGGTTAAGACCGTAACGTCTACTTACCCACAGGTCATATTCACCAATATGACCTACCCGAACATTGATATGGTCATCTATCCAGTCCCTTTAAGACTGTTAGAATGGCATTTCATTTCAGTAGAAAAGCTGTCGCAGCCTGCTAATCTAGCAACGGCGATCCTTTTCCCGCCAGGGTATCTACGGGCGTTCCGTTACAATCTGGCTTGCGAGCTGGCCCCTGAGTTTGGCGTTGAGCCATCGCCTACGGTCAGCCGGATCGCTATGTATAGCAAGCGCAATCTGAAGCGCATCAATAACCCTGACGACATCATGGCGCTGCCTTACAGCATTGTCGGCACACGTCAGCGCTATAACATCTATGCGGGCAACTACTGATGGTCGCAACGCCTATTCTTGGCTCTAGTTATGTCACCCGCAGTCCAAATGCGGCTGACAACCGTATGGTTAATCTATTCCCTGAAGTTGTGCCTGAAGGCGGTAAGCAGCCTGCGTGGCTACAACGCGCGCCAGGGCTGCGCTTTCTTCAGACGTTAGGCGCAGGGCCAGTCCGTGGGCTTTGGACGTTTACAAGCGACACAATAGACCCGGCTCCTGGCGAGTCAGCGACAACGGCGTATGGCTATGCGGTATCCGCAACGACGCTTTATCGGATTGATTCTGACTGGAACTATACCGCGATAGGAACAATTTCCGGCTCTAGCCAAGTCAATATGACCGACAACGGGCGGCAGATGTTTATCGCTGCCGGAACGAACGGATATATTTACAATAGCACGTATAAAGAACTTGCATTTAACACGACCAACACAAGCACGACTGTATCGGGCGGCGACACGACGTATCTTTACCCTGGTCAGCCTGTGTCAGGGACGGGCATACCTACAGGCGCGACGGTTGCGAGCGTTACAAACGGAACTGATTTTGTTTTATCAGCCGCTGCGACTGCCACCAATACAGGCGTCACTCTGACATTTAGCCCTTTTCTAACGCAGCTTTCGGCTCCTTTTGCAGGCGCTGTCGGATGCGGCTTTTTGGATGGTTGGTTTGTCTATAACCAACCAGACAGTCAGATTTTCTGGGTTTTGGATTCAACAAGCACGACTGTCGATCCGCTTTACTTCGCCAGCGCTGAAGGTTCGCCAGACAATCTTGTCACGCTTATCGTAGACCATCGCGAAGTCTGGCTATTTGGCACAAACTCAGTCGAAGTCTGGTATGACGCCGGTTTGCCCGATTTTCCGTTAGCGCGTATCCAAGGCGCATTTAACGAAATAGGTTGTCTTGCGGCTTATTCAGTCGCCAAGCTCGACAACGGTCTGTTCTGGCTGGGCGCTGACGCGCGCGGTAACGGTATCGTCTACCGCTCTAAAGGTTATTCCGGCGAGCGCGTTTCGACTCATGCGGTCGAATGGCAAATCCAACAATATTCAACGCTGTCTGACGCTGTGGGCTACACCTATCAACAGGACGGCCATAGCTTCTATGTTCTTAACTTTCCTAACGCTAACACGACATGGGTTTATGACGTAGCGACAGGCGCTTGGCATGAGCGCGCTGGCTGGGAAAATAATGACTTTACCCGCACACGCGGGAATTGTCAGATGAACTTCAACAATGAGATCGTCATCGGCGACTACCGCACAGGCGAAATCTTTGCATATGACCCAACAATCTATTCAGAAGCAGGCACGACGCAAAAATGGCTACGCTCATGGCGTGCTCTGCCTACTGGCCAGAACGACCTAAATCGTTCGACGCAGCATAGTCTTCAGCTCGACTGTCAGGCAGGCGTCGGTCTTCCAGGCTACAGTCAGGAGGAAGTCAATGCTATTATTTATATTTATGACCGCAATGATGATTTCATTCTTGACCGCTTTGGGTCTGCATTAAAGATCCGCGACTACGCTCAATACTCAGTTACGATTGGTGCAGATCCACAGGTCATGCTGCGCTGGTCTGACGATGGCGGTCACACATGGTCAAATGAGCATTGGAAATCTATGGGTAAGATCGGTCAGACAGGCTACCGCACGATTTGGCGGCGTCTTGGCATGACACTCAAACTTCGCGATAGGGTCTACGAGATATCGGGCACTGACCCTGTTCAGATCGCCATCATGGGCGCTGAACTGCATGTGAGCCCGACCAATGCCTAATCTAGTTGATAACAACACTCAGATCCCCGCCGCTCGCGTCAAAATGAACGATGATGCTACGGGATTCGTTAACCGCCCATGGTATCGTTGGTTTTTTAATACCTACCAAGCTCTTGAAGCTGGACGGCGGTATGGGTCGTTTTATAGCACAACGACTTTTACGCCTGCCGCAATTAACACGGCGTATGCAATAACTTTTAATAATACGTTTACACGCGCTGACGGTTCAGATGTAACATACGGTGTCTATGTTGGCACACCAACGTCGCGTATTTATGTAGACAATACAGCTACTTATAATTTTCAGTTTTCGGCGCAGCTACAAAATATATCTGGGTCGGGGCATAGTGTTTTTATATGGCCACGCATTAACGGCATAAATGTTGATGATTCTGCTACGCAAGTAACTTTAGGCGGCGGGTCTAACGCGGCGGCTGTTGCGGCGTGGAATTTCGTGCTAAACCTTCAGACCGGTGATTATTTTGAACTTATATATTCGGTAGATAGCACAAACGTCAGAATACCTTATGTGGCTGCGTCTAGCCCCGTTCCCGCTATTCCTTCGGTCATCCTGACCGTTACAAGTTGTGTAGGTGTCTAAATGGCTGTTGTATCGCCCACCGCTAAAGCTCAGTTTATTGACGCCGCAGGCATACCGCTGGCAGGCGGTTTTCTCTATACTTATGAAGCTGGCACGACCACGCCGCAGGCGACCTACACGGACTCAACCGCAGCGACGGCGAACAGCAATCCTATTGTGTTGGATTCGCGTGGCGAAGCTAATATCTGGTTATCGTCAGCTAACTATAAATTTAAACTGACAAACTCCGAAGGCACTGAGATTTGGACGGTCGATAATATTGCCGCGCCATCTACGGCGTTGTCGCCGGTCTTTTCCAGTAACGTCACCATTTCTGCCAATACTTCTGGCCCAGCGCTTCTTGTCACGCAAACGGGCGCAGGCGCGGCTATTAGAGTGCAAGACTCCGCGGATCCTGACTCATCGCCATTTGTTGTTGACACGACAGGTCAGGTAGGTATTGGCACCGCAACACCCGCAAACGCTATTGACGTAGCTGGCGGCGCTATTCAGATCTCGACATCTGGCGGCGTATCCCGCACAGTTATGTCGGCGGATTCAACGGATTCTATATTCGATGTAAGTGACGACCGTAACTTTACGGTTAAGACTAACGCCGGAACGCGGCTTACTATTAACTCTAGCGGATCTACCTTTACTGGATCTGTTACGGCGACTAGCTTTACCGGCGCATGGGCGAATATACCGTCCGGCACGGCGATGTTGTTTGCTCAAACGACCGCTCCGACAGGCTGGACGAAATCAACAACGCACGACAACAAAGCGCTCCGCGTCGTATCTGGCGCAGCGTCGTCAGGCGGTTCGGTAGCTTTCACAACGGCTTTTGCGTCTCAAGCTGTCACTGGCACTGTTGCCAGCTATACGTTGACCGTGACTGATATCCCATTTCACAACCACAGCGCGTCAACTTCTGTGTCAGATAGCGGACATACTCATACATTCGGCGGCGTTATTACCCCTGGTGGTTCAGGTGGTCTTGCTGTTGGCGCTTCATATACTGGTAATACAACAGGCACTACAGGCACAGGAAATGCTAATTTGAGCGCATCAACTTCTATTGGCGGCACGGGCGGCAGCGGCGGTCACAGTCACGGCTTCAGCGCGCCAAGTATTAATCTTGCTGTTCAGTATGTAGACGTAATCATCGCAACGAAGAATTAACATGGAACTGAAAAACGGAACTTTTTGCCCTTTGATTAAGAAAGACTGCGTGCAACTCAAATGCGCGTGGTTTACATTGTTACGGGGCACAAACCCCAACACGGGCAAAGAAGTAGACGAGTGGGTTTGCGCTGTGGCGGCGCTACCTATGCTTCAGATTGAAGTCGCCAAAGAAGTCCGTCAGGGCGCAGCGGCAACTGAGTCATTCCGTAATGAGGTCGTTGGCGTTGCACAGGCACCAACAGTTAGATTTTTAAGTAACTCATGATATAAGAGGCATTATGGCTGACCCGTTCACACTAGCCCTTTTAGGAAGCACCGCAGCAAGCGCGCTCAGTAGCGGGGCTGGCTATGCGGCTTCACAGCGTGCGGCTGGCACGCAGGCCCAAGCCGCTCAAACGGGCGGCATGTTGGGTTATATCGCTCAACAACAAGCGCTTGAGCAAGCGCGCCAGATGGCTGAGAAAGGCGCAGCGGCAAGCCGTGAATTTTATGATAGAGGCACTGGCGACGTAAGAGAATTTTACGGTAAAGGCCGTCAGGACATACAAGATTATTATGGCCGCGGCGAGAGCGCGCTTACAGATTATTATGGTAGGGGCCGCGCGGATCTTTTGGGCCAAGCCCAACAAGGCGAAGATATAGGTCGAGAGTTTTACGGGCGTGGCGTAGCAGCTCAAGAGCCTTATACGACCACAGGCGCTGGAGCGACTAATCAACTTGCGGCGTTATTTGCACCTGGCGGCGAATATACGCGCGAACCGACGCTTGAAGAACTTAAAATGGATCCTGGCTATGCCTTCCGCACACAGGAAGGTTTACGCGCGCTGTCGGCTCTTCAAGGCGCTTCAGGGCTGCGCGGATCAGGCGCGGCGATGAAAGCAAGTATTCGATACGGTCAAGAGGCTGGTAGTCAAGAATATCAAAGCGCTTATAATCGTTTTATGGCTAATCGTCTTGCGGCTACGCAAGGGCTTGAGAATATTGCCGGTAGAGGCGCTGGAGCGGCAGGAACAGTATCTCAGCTTGCGGGCTCTACTGGCAATCAACTAGCAGGTAATAGATTTACGACGGGCGCTAATTTAGGACAGGCTGCACTGACAACAGGCGGTAACATCGCTCAAGGCGCGTTTAGCACTGGTGCTAACTTAGGCCAAGCTGCGTCTACAACGGGCGCTAATCTTGGTAATCTAGCCTCTAACGCTGGCGGCACTGTATCTGGCGCTTACACAGGTCTTGCAAGCCCTCAGATGACGGCTTTATCGGCAGCTAACCCATATGCTTCGGCTATTGAGAATGTAGGCCAAGCCCGCGCTTCAGGTTACATGGGCGGCGCGTCAGCGCT